TGGCACGGTTCAGGCAGACAAGAACTCTGCCACACCAATAACGACGATCTGGAGAACCTTACTTCGATGGGCGCCACATTCACACAAGAAGATGCACTGTCTTTCGCGGCTTCACTGACAGGGAAAGTACCCCCGTCAGACAAAGGGAAATAACACATTATGGCAAAATATGACTTTAAAGGAAAGAACAACTTAGGAACAAAAGAACTTTTTGAATCACGAAAGCTATATCGAGATGAAGCCTTATTTGTGCCGGAAGAAGATACCTTTCTCCCCGGCGTACAAGACTTTTTTCTTGGCACCAACTTATCATTCTATGGCAGGGTGGATGAGCTAAGAAACTTTGTATCTCTTGTCCCGAGCCGCACTAAATATTTTGCTAGTAAATATAAAGATCCAGCAAAGGTTGGTTCCGGCCCACAAGCGGCCGACTTTGTTGTCGAGGCTTTTCATAATTTTATGGGAGAGTTCGAAAGACTTTTAAATCAAAATAATTGTGGAGTGTCTGCATCTGACATCGGCCTGCAGGTAGTCTCAGCATGGACCCCATACAAGGGTGTTCAACATTTGGCCTATCGACAAATAGCCTTGGGATTAAAAAACTACTTGTTCACTCCATCGGAGAGTAAAAACGACAGCAAAAAGCGAAAAGAATTAGAAACAATAGAGCAGTTTTTGAAACAAACATTAAGGTTTGCAAAAAAGAATGTAAGGTCTGTACCAGTTACAGGCACTTCGGTAATGTCTTCTAAGTATTGTTCCGTGGCCACTTCCGGTTTGGCTATAACACTTAAAAGAATGGACAAGGACGACGACGAAAAAAAATCTGAGTTTATGAACGGAATCATATTTGATTTTTATCGGCAAGCTGCCCTGCAGCACGGTTTCATGGTGGATAGGAATGCTCCCTGGCAGATAGTCGCAAATTTAGATTCCTCGGAGATGGGAGCATACATGGCCGAGAGGATGACCTCCAAAGAAGGCCTTTGGGAGAGTCATTATGTTATGGTACAGAACACAGACCTGGATGATCTCAAAACTTTTATACTTTCCATGTGGAACGGGCTTATAGACCGCGCTCCGTATGTTACCAAGCGAGAACAAACCTTTGACGGCAAAGGAACCCGCGCAATCGTCACGAGAAGGCAGAGATATACTCTTGATGAACTAGACCAAAAAATTGATAAATCTTTTTGGATTAAATTTTATTGTGAAATCAAAGCTGCCGAAGCCGCCCCACACATGTCAGCCCGCGAACGATCCGGCTGGCGCTCAGGGGCATTGTTAGAAAAAATAAAGAAAATTGCAGCAGACCTAGAAAAAAACCTTGACACCGCCGCAGCAATAGGATATATTAATGATCAGTTCGATGCATATGTATTTGAAGAAAGGATGGACCCAGAGAAGTTTTTGCCCAACGCACAAAAACTTGAAAAGGGTCAACAATCCCAATATCAGTCTAATGTTACTATAGAAACCGTCGATTACTAATAGGAGAAAAATGTTATTTCAGTTAATGGATAGTAAAGAACAGTGTTTAGGATATTGTGCTGAAGGGAAGCTATTTTTTGAAGATGAGCTGCCAGAGGATCTTAGCCGTACATGGAAGTACTCACCAGCGTTAGCAAGGAAACGAGCCAGAGTAGAGTACGCCAGTCTTTATTGCAACGGCTTACCTATGGAGCAAGCATGCCCACCTCACCTTCGCACACGCCTGGAAGCACACTCCGCCAAAATAAAAGCTTTTTTAAGGTCCTTCCTGGAAGCAAAGGTCTCTCTAGAAGAAAACTGTTTCTTTGATTTGGTGCCAAACAAATTCTTACTAAACTATTACGATGTGAAGAACGAAATAACCCAACATGTTTTAGAAAATTATGAAAGACCAGAGAACTATCAGTTCTTAGTACGACTTTCTGCTGTCCTGGCGGACATCCGCAGTCAGCCACTCAAAATTGATCTCACTTCAATCAGGGATCACCTACATAGCCTTCCTGCAAAAAACTTTGTACAAAAAATAAAGCAGAGCAAACCAATTTGTGACTATAATCTTTTTGGCACTAGAACAGGCAGGCTTACAACGAACAAAGGGGCCTTCCCGATCTTGACCATGGACAAAAGGTTCCGCTCCGTCCTAAAACCGACAAACGATTGGTTTGTGGAACTTGATTTCAACGCATCAGAAATAAGAACCGTCCTGTCCTTATGCGGCCAGGATCAACCGGATGGAGATATACACGATTGGAATATACACCACATATATAATGGTAAGCTGACTAGAGACGAGGCCAAAAAGAAAATCTTTGCATGGCTCTATAATCCCAATTCCACAGACACGGCGCCGAACAAATACTACGATAAGACTTTTTTAGAACACACATATTACACCGACGGCGCCGTAACTACACCTTTCGGTAGAAAAATAGAGGCAGACTCCCACCATGCAATTAACTATTTAGTGCAGAGTACCAGTTCTGACAACACTTTAAAACAGATGATTCGTTTGCACCTGCTCTTACACAATTCTAAATCATTTATAGCTTTTACCATGCATGATAGTGTAATAATTGATCTGGCTCATGAAGAAAAAGAACTTATTCCATTACTTGCTTTAACCTTTTCAGAAACGGCCCTAGGGAACTTCGGAGTTAATCTAAGTGCCGGCCCAGACTTTGGATCCATGAGGAAACTATAACAATGAATCTTATAGGAATAGGTAATACGGGCTGCAACATCGTGGACAAGTTTAAAGCTTACCCGCAGTACGGTATTTATAAAATAGACCATGATCTTGAGGGGTTAAAGAAAGACGGCGAATATAACTTCCCGCGTTTTGACGCAATAGAAGACTACGAAGAACGCTGCCCAACAATGAAAAACTTTCTCAAAAATGTGAACGACCAAGTAATGTTGGTAGTCGCTGGAAAGGATCCCCTCTGTGCCGCAACTCTTAAGATACTAGAAACAATTAAAGGTCGAGCTGAAATAAGCGTGATTTATATTAAGCCAGACGCCGACCTAACAAACCGCAACAGTCAAATGATGGACAACACGGCGTTCAATATCTTCCAAGAGTACGCAAGGTCCGGAGTTTTTTCAAAGATCTATCTGATATCTCAAGAGCTGCTTTCTGTTGCTGTCGGCGAGGTCTCAATTTTAGATTTTGATAACAAAGCCACCGAGTTGATATCGTTCATACTCCATATTATAAATGTAATGAAAAATAGCATGCCGGTCTATGATAACTACACCCCGGACCTGGAGTTGGCTAGGATTTGCACGCTCGGTATGGCCGCGATCGATAACGACGAAGAAACTATGCTTTATGAGATAAACTACCCAGCAGAAAAGACTTACTACTACCTCATCCCGGAGAAGACCCTGCAGGAAGATGTGAAATTAATGAAAAAAATCATAAATCAAGTTAAAGCTCGTACAAAAAATGGTAAAATAAAAATAAACTTCGGCGTATACAAATCCGAATATGAAGAACCCTTTGTATATGTCGTATCGAATTCAACCATAATCCAAGGAATAGATTTTACATGAAAACAAAACTACAAGCGTTATCCAACTGGATACGATGGCTTACAGACTGGCGCCCGGTAAAGAGAGCCGCTGCAACCAGCTTGTTGCTCGTCAGCATACTGGCGGGCCTCACATACGCCAGCCACACTTCGTATAAGATTGGTCAGGAACACGGTCTTCGCCAAGGCCAGTGTGAGCTTGGGTGTGCATTTTTAGATATGGAGTATGCGTTTTATGATGAGTCCTGGGCTTGCTGGTGTCAGTCTAGTCCCAACTCATACTACACCGTACCAGTTAGAAGAAATTTTTAGAAGAAAGTACTTGACAAAGCACACAGAGTGCATTATAATAAGTATATAAGATTTAGCAAGACAAAAGATTTGTTGTCTTGACTATAGGCTAGCCAGCCATAACAACCAAACAGGAGAAAATAAAATGGCAATTGACATGAGCAAAATGAGGGCCCGAAAGCAGGCTATAGAGAATCGAGGATCCGGAGGAAGTTCTTACTTCTGGCGGCCTCAAGATGGGGAACAGACTATTCGTATTGTTCCTACCGCAGATGGGGATCCCTTCAAGGATTTCTGGTTTCATTATAATGTAGGGAACAACACCGGTTTCCTAAGTCCTAAGAAGAACTTTGGGGAGCAGGATCCGCTCGACACTTTCGTGCGTAAACTCTTTAACGAAGGTACTGAAGACAGCATTAAGATGGCAAAGAACCTAATGGCACGCCAGCGGTTCTTTGCACCGGTAATCGTCCGCGGCGAAGAGGCGAAGGGTATTCGTGTCTGGGGCTTTGGAAAGATGGTTTATGAGCAACTCATTAACCTCGTCCTTAACCCTGAGTATGGTGATATCACCGATGCAGATGTAGGCACGGACATTCTGCTGCACTACGGCAAGCCAGCCGGAGCATCATTCCCGCAGACTAAGCTGACCCCTCGTCGGCGCCCTAGTTCGCTATGTGATGAATCTAATGGTGGCGCAGAATTCTGCGTAGAACTTCTGGAGTCAATTCCAGATTTTAATTCTCTCTTTGAGAGAAAGACCCCGGAGGAAGTGGGGACTATGTTAGACGCTTATCTTTTAGGAGATGACGGCGCCGAGCAAACATCCACAGAGTCGACTAAATACGAAACAGACTCTTCCTCTTCTGTACCTCCCGCGTCCACTTCGAGTGTCGACCGTGCATTCGATGAACTTATGAATGCGTAGCTTAACTACATAGGTACAGCCCACGGGGAGGCACAGGGAGATCAGGTGCCTCACATTTTTAACACATTTCAAGAGTATAATCTACAATGGCGCGAACTAAAATAAAAGCAGGTAAGCTTTCTGTGTCCGATATGCGGTCGCTTATTAATAAGAAGGCCGGCCATGCCGTGGCACACAATTTAAATGAAGAGAACCCGACGGAGGTTAAAGACTGGATCCCAACCGGCTCGCGCTGGCTTGATTCTATTGTCTGTCGAGGCAAGGTAGCAGGGATCCCTATTGGAAAAATCAGTGAGATCGCTGGCCTTGAGGCTACGGGAAAGTCCTATATGGCCGCACAGGCAGCAGCCAGCGCCCAAAAAATGGGAATTGATGTTATCTATTTTGATTCGGAATCTGCGATTGATCCGTCATTCCTGGAACGAGCCGGCTGTGATCTAGAGAATTTACTATATGTCCAAGCCTCATCGGTAGAGTTTGTTTTAGAAACAATCGAAGAGTTACTGGGTACGAACGATAACCGAATGTTATTTATCTGGGACTCACTTGCGTTAACTCCTGCTGTGTCGGATATTGAGGGAGATTTCAATCCTCTATCTTCGATGGCAGTGAAGGCTCGTATTCTAGCGAAAGGTATGTCAAAACTGACTGTACCTATTGCAAATGCCCAGTCCACATTTCTGGTTTTAAACCAGCTTAAGACTAACATCACCCGTTCCCCTTCCGAAGCGATGACAACTCCATATATGACACCCGGAGGGAAGGCTATGATTTATGCTTACTCTCTGCGTATTTGGCTCACCGGCCGCAAGGCAAAAGCAAGCTTTGTCCTTGACGATAAGGGATTTCGTATCGGATCCGAAGTCAAAGTCAAGATAGAGAAGTCTCGCTTTGGTACCCAGGGTCGTCAATGTAATTTCCGTATTTTATGGGGCGAGGACATTGGAGTACAGGATGAAGAATCGTGGTTTGATGCAATCAATCCTTCCCATAGGCTGCTACGCTCTGGTGCTTGGTATACCCTTCTAGACAAAGCTGGTAAGCCAATTGGCAGCAAGTTCCAGGCTAGCAAATGGGTTGAAAAACTATCTGATGAGACTTTCCGTGAAAATGTGCTAGAAATTATGGATGAAGAAATCATTATGAAGTTTGATAAGCGCATCGGATCCGCCAAAGAATTTTATGGCGAGACTACTGAGTAAAACTCATTTGTACTCGTCAAAATAAAAGGAGAATTACATGATAGGATTACTTTTGTGGGGATTGATATCGCTCCCGTCCGTGGAGGCCCACCGGCCTAATGGAAAGCACAAGCTGGAGAGTTACCATCTTCACAAGGATGTGCGACACCCAGGCTCTCACTGTGCCTCCCAACATAGGGTTCACAAGAGATCACTAAAGCCAACTCCGTATCGAATGCCTCCAAAGAGTCATTGGGTGTGGGTCGCCGGCCATTGGGGTGGTCCCCCTGACAACCAACGCTGGGTAGAAGGTCGATGGGCAATCCAGCCCAATGCCCCTCGTCGTTGGGTACCAGGGCACTGGGAATCGCGATAAACCGCTTGACATCCGGCCGTCCCTGTGTTATATTAATAGTATATGGGAGTCTTTATGGACGGTATTCGCCGTCAACTACTTGCCGGTAAAGAGCGCCGGTTCATAGAATTAGGAAAGAAGGTCGCAGAGATGTCAGACTTCAGAGAGTACCGCCACGGCGCCGTCCTGGTTAAAGGTGGCAGTGTGATTAATACTAGCGCTAATAAGAACAGTTATGCGCCATGGGGCAACCGTTTTAGAAAAAGAGGTTGCGGGCATGCCACACACCACGCAGAGCTTGGTTGTATTCTGGGCCTTGATCGTTCTGTTACAAAGGGTGCGACTATCTATGTAGTGCGCCTAGGCAAACGCGGAGATTTAAAGCTGTCCAAACCCTGCGCAATGTGTCGTGAAGTTTTGCAGTATGTTAGAATCAAGAAGGTTGTATACACCATCAGTGATAGACTAATCGGAAGCTATAGGATTATAAACAATGAATAATTGGAAAAGAATTAAACTAAACACTGGAGATATGGTTGTTAAATATGATAATGGAAGAGCAGAACAAGGAATTTTGCACAAAAAGCGGGATCCGTATTACGATTACGGAAGAAAGCGCAATGTCGGCGCCTTGTGGGAGGTCTTAGGATGGCAAGTGCGCATATTGGAAAGCTTCTTGAAGAAGAGGATCGACGATCAGTGGATCAATCATTACCCGGCGGCGAAAAAATGAAAAGGCTTTTAGTAATTGATGCTTTAAACATGTATTTCCGAGCATACATCGTAAATCCCAGCCTGTCTACTAATGGCCATCCGATTGGAGGTGTTAAAGGTTTCTTGGGAATCTTACAAAAGCTGGTTCGGGAAACCCGACCGGATGAAATTGTTGTATGCTGGGATGGCGAGGGCGGAAGCCAACGCCGTAAATCCCAAGACAAAAATTATAAGCAAGGGCGAAAGCCAATTCGTCTCAATCGCGACATTAGAAACCTGACTGAAAGCGAAGAGGTTGCTAACAAGATTTGGCAACAAACTAGATTGGTAGATTATCTCAATCAGCTTCCAGTCATGCAGCTGATACTGCCGGCAGTGGAGGCTGACGATATCATTTCATATGTCTGCCAAAACAAGAAGTATGATTCATGGCAGAAGGTCATCGTGTCTTCGGACAAAGACTTCTTCCAGCTATGCGATGGGGAGACCGTATTGTACCGGCCCATTCAGAAACAAGTGCTTAGTTCCAAGAGAATCGTTGAAGAGTTTGGTATTCACCCGACTAATTTTGCCCTTGCCCGCGCAATTGTCGGAGACAGGAGCGACAACTTGCCTGGAATTAAAGGTATCGGTCTCTCAACTATTGCAAAGCGTTTGCCTTTTTTGGCTGAGCCCAAAGCTCATACTATCGATTCCGTCATTGAACACTGTGCAAAGACTGATAATGAGCTGAAGGTCTACAAAACTATCGTAGAGAACCAAGAGATAGTTGAGCACAACTACAAGATGATGCAGTTGTACTCACCATCTATTAGTATACAAGGCAAAATCAAACTAAAATATACGATGGAAAACTTTGATACAGAACTGAATCAGACCACTTTCAAGACAATGATGATTAGTGATGGCTTCGGTGTAGTCGATTTTACAGATTTATTTGCATCTATGAAAAGAATTGTGGCGAACAACGCGTAGAAATAACTATTTATTAGGTAATGTCTGATTTCCATAATAAATGGCGGGATTTTCTCGCGGAAGAAGAGCCGTTCCAAAAACAGATGAGGTCGAACCTCCCCGGCGAATTAGATTTTCTTTTAAATCGCGGGAGCAACGACAAAAGAGAAGGCACCGGCGTAAAAGGGGCCACTTTTCCGTCTGGTAAATCCGCGCCCCCGCTTGAAGAAGACATGAGGCTCCTTCGTGAAATCACAGAAGACGAAGTAGAGCACATCCGCGCAGCCATTGACGAAATGGGCCCTGACGAGCTAGCGTTTAACAAACTCTTCGCCGGCGAGACTCGAAAGGTCATTGACTTTCCGACAACAGATACCTCTACTGAGCTTGGCCAATTTGGAGAATTCTTCAAAAGCCAAGAATATGAGGTAGATTGGGAAAAGGGTTTGGTT